CTCGGTTAAAGACAGACCTAAACGGCGGCCTTAATCGCAAAGCGAGAATTATACATTAAGCTGCCGACGGTACCAATATTTGGGCCGCACAAATACAGCTCAAGAATGATACCATCGCCAACCTCGAACCACTCGTCGAGATGAATGTCCCAATCATAGGTAGCAAGATGTGACCTATGAGAGCCTGAAACCAGGACAGATGAAGAACCTAAAAACTCAGCATTCTCCAACCAAAAAGCCCTGGTAACCAAATTATGCCAATCAGTCCTTTGGGCATCGGCAATGCTATGCGGATCAAGCACATTAAATGTGCCTGTCCTTGAATCATAGCGACTCTTATGAACCCCCAAAAAGAAGGAAAAATAAGAAGGCGCCGGAAGGGCATTAACCTGCGCCACTATGTCTACATGGACATGGTAAGAGCAGATATAAACCCTATCTAAGGCAGGACCAACTGAAGGTGATGGAGTTGGTGGCTTCAAAAGCCATAACGGGAATGTATGAAGACCCGCTGCGAGGCTTGCCTCTAACCCGAGCGCGCAATCACAACCCCAGGCATTCTGGTTGCCAACGGTGACAACCATATTCTTCGCCCTGCGACAAAACTCTATGCTCACCGAAGATCTCCTTTATGCTGCAAACTTATGAAACGCCACGCAAACGTGCCCTAAAATAGGGCGCAACTAATAACCCAGATGAAGAATTACCTGAGTTAGACACCACAACGTGCAGAGCCTCACCACTTGAAATTTGAATGGGAGGCATGGTAAGTCGGACTGAAACGGTTGAGGGAGCTGAGGACTCATTCATACCGTTATAATAACCAAACTTCCCCGTTAGGAAAAGCCAGTCGTCACGTGCTGCGTCGGCTGGTGAAATAGCACTTCGAACTCCCCAAGTGCTTGTCCTGGTGTCGAACTTAGAAATATAAATACCGACACCATAGTACCAAATACCGGCTTTTGAAAGAACAATATCAATGAAACCATCGATACTGTCAATTACAGCCCTACCAATCGCTGGAGGTGTGTTTGGTAAAGGCGTTAGCGATGGTAATACCACCGCTTGCCAGGTGACATTACTACCCGGACCAGGTCCCACTAGGACACCCCATGATGGGGAAGCCACCAGGACCGCCGAATCATTGAGATAAGCAGCGGCCACAAGGTAATCAAAATGGTGATCATGAGCCGGGAGCTCATCACTTCCAACAGCGAACTGCGCTTTTAACATGTAGCAATTCCACAAGTTAATGGAAAGAAAACATTGGTAACAAACATACCAATGGCGCCTGGGACCATACCCAGACGCATGACAGCGGGGACACCGATTAGACGATGCTCGATATGCGGGTCCTCAGGTACGGAACGACAGAAATCGAACCAGCACTAGAGGAAGCATTATCGACACAAACGTGCAAGGCCTCACCTCCGCAAAGAATTACGGGATGGGGGAGGGCCAACTTCAACTCAATCACCATTGGATCGGTAACGTTGGCTGGAAGAGGGAGGGTCAAAACAAGACCCTTGACCATCAACCAATCGTCACGCGAGGCGTCGGCAGCACTCGTGCTTGGGAAACGAATCCCCCAAGTCGCGGTCCTAGTGTCGTATTTACTAATGTAAATACCGACACCAATGAAATAGACGCCAGCAGCAGTTGGGGTGAGCAGGTAAAGAGAACCCTCAACCTGATCAACCTCACATTGGCCAACCGAAGGTGGTGCATTAATCGCTGTCGCAGCCGCCGGAATAACGACTGCTTGGTAGGCTACCTGGGCTGCAGGTGCAATCACAATGGGGCCGCCATTCCACCCATTGGTGGCCACTTGTGCGCCCGCATTATTAATGTAATCGCCGGCAATGATATGATCACGCCGTGCCTGCATATCCAAATATGAAAACCTACCCGCCCTTCGCCTCGCACCACGTTGTGGGCCCGCAACTACACGGGCTCTTCGTCGTCTTCGCGCCATAGAAAATCCCTCTTGCGTGGCAGATAAAACACTGCGCCCGTACAAAAACCGGCACAGCCGAAACTACCCTGCCCTAGTAATTCCCGAAATGGATTTAGAAGAGGCGGAGTCTCACTATCAATTAAGTTAGTGTAACCCGGGTGCAAAGCGTCTAACTTCACACCAGCCAAAGCCCTTTGTATCCCGGTGGCATTCCGGTAAGTGAAGGCTAGTGATGCGGACTCATGTGTCCGTATCAATCCCCCAGCCCAACCAGGTAGAGCAACATGTAAGCCAAAAAGGTTGAAGCCACGGTCAGTACGCTGACCGTAATAGACAGACTCCAACTGCTCCCTCCAACCCGGAGTCTCACCACCAACACGCAAATCGGCCGGTGGATGGGACCAAATAGGGATAGTAAAGCCAAAAGGTAAGGGGAACTCCCACATAGTTTCTGCAGCAAGCTCAGCAGATAACTGTGTGAGATCCGACCGATGAGGGTCGGTACGCCGCTGCGCTTGATCAGCCAACTGAGGCTGCTGCAATATCCCGAAACCACGATTAAGTGTGGGACGCACAGGTAACAAGAGCAAGGGGTCCTCACCCTCAGCCAAACTTGGTTGCGGAGGATCTGGACTGAAACCTTCATTCATGGCACCCTCAAAACGAAGAAGTAGTTAGAGATGCAGAGAATCGGAAAAATTCTGATACTCTACAGCCTTCGCCGCAGGCGATTTTGCTAAATCACGGATTGAAGTCTTATTAGACCCCATTGGTAACGCCCCAAGTTTTGAGATAACAAAACCCATCCCTCCCGCCGCTTCAATTATATCTTGAAGTGGCATTGAGGACAGATACTTATCTTGGGAAACCAACCAACCAGCAAACGCTTTAAAGCAGGGATGCCTATAAGCGTTATCCAACTGTTGGACCCATCGAATCGAATCCAGGTACCCATTCCATCCCGGGGTAAACCTCTCATACGACATCATGCTGTTAAGCACGCGCATGAGTGGACGAACACCGACATTCAATCCACCAACAATATATGACTTGCGGTGGACATTCTGTAGGAAGTGGATTTCTCGACTTGCCACAAAATTCTTGTCGACGTGCATAACCATGCCCAAGTCTTCCAGTAGCACTGATGACAGAGCACCAATATCGGGATAACCTCTAAAGGCGTAGACACCGTCATCACCCTGCACTTGAAGGTCTGTGAACTGTAAACCACAGCGATGTGAAGCGTACGCCATGGCCCAAATATTCACCATGCTACCGATCAGGTTCGTCAAAACCGAACCTGATGGGATCCCACCACACCTATCTTGTCCAGACTTCAAAATGAAGCCGTCACCATTAGACTGTGGTACGAAAATCCCAGCCCGCATAAACGATTTCTCAACAAATCGAATAACGGGAATGGCCGCCGGTTCAAACCATGAACACAGGATGGCAAACTGCCGCGTCAAAACCTCATTTGGAACAGAGGCATCAAAATTGGAAAAATCCAATGATAACACGGCACCCTGATCGCGTTCAAACATTTGCGTAATAGCAAAGTCTACATCGGCCTTACCATTCCAAGCTGCGAATGGACCGGCATGTCGTAAGGACGACAAAACCGGAACCTGAATCATTTTCTCCAGGTTACCGATGACACGAGATCCTTGGAAGATCGCCCGCACTTTGGCAGGCAAATCTGGACCAGCGGACTGACCGCGGCTCCCAAGAATGTACGGAAAAGCCGTTACATTATCAGAATCCAAAGTCTCCAGAACGCTCGACGACATCTCCATAACCTTACCAAGATAGGCAGGATCGGAGGAATTAACCGGCCACCCAAGACCTGATCGACCATCGAACCGCATAGCAGCATCTTCTAAAGTCAGAAGGTCTAAGCGACAATGCGGAACTCGAGTAAGAATCGATCCGACATAACCGTCTGCAAAGCGTGCAGCCTTCGCATTTAGGTTGCACGGGTGCTTCACGAAATATTTTTCGACTGAAGCTGCCAGCGCAAGCTCATACGGCGGGAAGATTGAAAAAGTTCCAATCTTATCGCGGTTTGAACACTCGCGCTCCCTGAGCCACATGGGCAATTGGGAGAGATCACACTCCCTCCAAACTTCGCGCGCCAATTTCTCACGCGCAAGGGTAGGCTTGTCATCACCGCGAATAAGCGGCGTAACCAAATCCGTACCCGACCCATGAAGGTACCTAGACATCATAGCGCGCAAACGCTTTAATGCCTCGGTACGATCGACGAAACCCCAGTAACTAACCATGGATCTAACCCTCCTAACGAAACCACCCCCGAGGACGAAAGTCCCCAGTG